TTTTAATGATACGGCGACCACCGAGATCTACACTCTTTCCCTACACGACGCTCTTCCGATCTCGCCACGTGGCATGTTCTGCATGTTAGGGTTAGCACCCGACAAGCGACCTGTCGATGTGCGATGTTGCAGTAGGCTGACATGCAGCATACTTGTACCTTCCTTGGTGTAGTTCTTGATACCATCAACAAAAGATGACAGGTATGTATCAACTGCACTTAGTCGGCGTACCTTAGACAAGAAGTCTACAGCATCATCCATGCCCTTAGACTTAGCACCAGCCTCAAGTAACTCAAGATTGCCCTTGCTTGTACTGAAACCATTGGCACTAGCCCACTTAGCTGTAGGCGGCTTGAACTTGAAGCCAGCCTGTTTGTCTGTAGGTATGAACAAGAAGCCTGATGTCATACAGTCAGGACACTTGCTAGGCTTGGCAAACGGCTGACCATTCTTCTTTGTCTTATGTATATAACCCCTACCATTGCAGGTAGTACACTGCACTGCATTAGTGCGATATATACGCTGGGTGCGTGTAGCTACAAGCTGACGAAACTCATCGTCAGGCATGTATGGGTCAATCATAGATGACCAATCATGCTTGTCAATAACCTTACGACCATAGATAACCCAAGACAACTGCTCTGGGCTGTTGAGGTTGATAGGTGTATCCCCCATGACCTTACGCACATGAACCTGTAGGCTGTCAATAAGTTGACACTTCTCCTGTTCAAATTCTTGACGCACATCCTCTAGCTTAGTCAAGTCTACTGCAAAGCCACGCTGATAGATACGGGCCAGTGTGACAGCAAGCTGATTAGTCAGCATAACTGTGTCCATAAGACCTGCATCTACTTCGCTGTTTAAACGCAGCATCAGTCTATCCGACAACTGCTGTGTAGCATGTAGATCAGCCGACAAATACTCTGCCAACTCATCGTGTGGTATATCACGAGTAGAGTAACCCTTCTTGAAGTACTCCTTGAGTGTATCTTGCTTCTTGGTATCTAAGTTATACCTTTCCGCGCAAGCCTCTAGTGATAGCGGCTCCTTCTGCCCACGCTGTAGCACATACTCTGCAAGCATCGTGTCGAAGACAGGGCCATCGTACTTGAAGCCTGACTCCCATAGCCACAGCAAATCATATGCGGCGTTGTGGCAGATAAGTACCGTTGCTTTATCAAGTTCATTCTGCACAACACCATGACCGAATGGTGTAGCTTCTATGTCGTTGTGGTCAAAATATATAAGATGCTCACGGCCCGTATCGTCCAGCATACCCACCATAGTCAGTGAATTGTCTGGCTCAAATGGGTCAAGATGTAACTTACCGTTACGTTCTGTTGTTGTATTCTCTACGTCTAATGTTAGTTTCATACTGTGTACCTCGCTGTTTTATACTCTAGGTTGCAGTGTACACTACCATGCCAGCCTGTCAATTTATTTTTTACAATATTTAAGTGACGCTGAATGTCTTCCTCATCTTGCCCCTGCACTGGTGGATTCTTGGCAATCAGTACCATTAGGTCAGCCTCTGCCGCCTTACCAGTACGACTACCTTCCATCATGCTTTGATTAAGAATAATCTTACCCTCTGCATCTGCTGATAGCTGAGACATATAAAAGACAGCACACTCATGTTGCTTGGCAATCATACGAGCGTGTACTGCATTGGCCTTCAGAGCCTCGTCAGGGCGAGAGAAGCCGCTTGTCTTAGCAAACTTGTCTCCCATGTCTAGCAGTACTACGTCAGGCTTGTATGCCTTACAGATAGATTCAACCCAATTCATGTCACGGCCTGTNNGCAATGATACTGGCGTGGAAAGATGTCTTGCCAGTGTTAGGTCTTGCACCAATCTCAATCAAGTGACCAGCGTTAACGCCTTCTACCTTGCGTGTAAGGCTGGCAATGTTGAATGTCCAACGTGCCTCAAGGTCGTTACGAGCAAGTAGTGTTTCAATGTCGATGTCTTCCCATTCAATCTTTAGATTAGGCGTGAAGTCATCACCATACTGCTCAAGCATCTGACGTAGCGGATCAAGACTAGACTTGTCACCATTGACATAATCAAATCCTAGATTAGCAATGTCCTCACCAATCACCTGCTGGAATAGTTTGGATAGCACCTCTTGTGCTACGTCACCACCCATAGGTTGCTCACGCTTGATAGTGGCGAACAAAGATGAATAGGCTTGCTTCTGTGCTGTAGTGAGTGTCGGGTTGTTCGCCATGAACAATGCCTCAATCTCATCTGGTGTCACAGTACGTTCATACCGATCCATAGCTGTGTCGATTGACTGCTTGATCTTACGAACATCCTTGCTGAATAGCCTGTCAGGACAACGTGAGCCGCGATGTTCTTCGTAAAACTCCTTGTCCATTAGGCTTCTGATTAATGATAATTCCATGCGGTTATTCTCCTATCTGTTTGTGGATAGCATCTAGCTTATCCATGTCTGTCGGGTTTCTATATTTTATATCGTCATCCAACCTTAGTACACGAACATCCGAAACGTGTCCACGTAATTCTTTAGCCATCTGAAACGTCTTAGGTAGAGCATCGGGGTCTAACGCTATGACTGCTGTCGAGAACTGTGTGAGATACCTTTTATGCGTATCTGATAACGATGTACCAAGAAGCGCAACCCCGACAAAGGAACCGTAACCAACAACGGCTGCACTCACACAGTCCTCAACAACTACTGCGACTTTACCATACCCTGACGTGTATGGCAAGCCACTATTTCCATATCTTTTCCACTTGGGTATTCTTTTCCCTAGTGTTCTGCCTGTGGCATCAACCATCTTGCCATCATGTACAACAGGAAACACCACACGGTCTTCCTTCACATCATACATTAGGCCCAACTCTTCTGCATCAATGCCCCACCTAGCACACCACCTGTTCATATACAAGCCACCACTACGAGATACGATATACTCTGGTAAGTCAAAGGTTTCTTGTGGCACATCTGTGCTACCCTTAAAGCCCATCTTGATATCGTCTACTGTGAGATGTACGCGAGTACCACCACTGGCACTACAACCCACTTTGTAGCAATTCCATACAAGGCTACCCATGTTGTTAGTCACAGTGAATGTTTTGTATCCCTTACATTCAGGACAGTTCATGCGTTTAGTCTCGCCATTAGCTACATCAAAGTCACTTGCATGTATCATATATATATGTCCTTTCTATGTATTATTATATGTATTATAATAGTTCGTTGCGGCAGTTGAATGCTTATATCATGCTTTCTTACGTGCTGTCAACGCATTATTTGCAGAGACATACGTATTTTTTAGGTAAGGCTTTACGGATTGTGGATCAGCATGTCCCGTAACCGACATAATTTGTCCTATACCTACCTCTGCATCTACCATTTCAGTCACACCTGTGCGCCTTAGATCAGACAGACGCAGTTCTTTAGATAATCCTGCATCATCCATCAACTTACGTGCATGTAATGGTAGTTTATACATCGTATACGGCTCATACACCCCTCTATATGACACAGGTCTAGGTGCAACGTAAGGTTGAAATCCAAAGTCTTGCTCCTGTTGCACTAACATATCATATAAATCATCATCAATAGGCAATTCTACTTGTGCATCACGCTTAGATTGTAATATTATTACACGCTTCTGCTCAAAGTCGAGGGCATCCCATGTTAGCAGACGCATATCACCTACACGCTGACACCATTCATATGCCATATGCGCGATAAGACCTATGTTACGTGTGCTAAAATCGCTGTAGGCAGCATCTAACAACTTTGTGACATCTTCCCTGCTCCATACCACCTTGCGCGGCTTGGTGGCTCTTTTACGCACCACTGTGAATGGATTTACAAAGCAGTGTTCCATACGTAGGGCATAGTTATACAAAATCCTAGCCATAGACATGATATGATTAGCAGTAGAGATACCACGATCACACCACAAGTCATAGGCTAACTTAGCTTGCTTGGTGGACAGCTTAGTGCAATCCACCTCGCCAATGACTACACCCTCGACAGGTGTAGCCAGCGCACTGTTAAGGCAGTATTCATAGTGCGTCTTAGTTTCTTGGCGTAAGTTCTTGTAATCGTGAGACAAATAATATTCATCTGCTACCTGATTTAGTTTCATAAAATGTTATCCTCTCTTTGTTTAGCGGTATGCACAGCATGACAATTAGCACATAGTATTCTGCATTTTTTAATTTCTTTTTTTAATTCTGTGCGAGAACAAGTGTGCATTTTACTTATTTCTCTTTTCTTTTCTTTTGGGTTTATATGATC